AGAGCCACATACTCTGAACTCTCTACAAAGTCATTGAAATCGTCTGGATAATTTTCACGTAGATATGCCACCATTGTTCTGCGCAGGGTCTCAAAATCGTAACTTTTGAAATCTGCCTGTTGGAATGCCTGATAAATCTTACGCCAATCCTCGGCTACTAATAATCTGTTTTGTCTATCTGTTGTGGCCATACTGTTTGTATGGATATTTATATATTAAATTAACGGCGTATATTAAGATAGACGCAATAGGCTGTTTTCGTCAAAAGAGAACTGTAATTTTTCGGTGATATCCAAGGGCACAAACCGTATAGTGGCCTGTATGGCTATGCCTTTGTCTGCTTCTGTGACCACAATATCTTCTGTGGCTATGCGTGGATCTGCGTTCAAATTCTCTGTGACATCATCAAGAATAGCATCTCTGAGATCTTCTGTGAATGGTTCAAACAATGCATCATATATGATCGTGCCAAACTCAGGATTCTCGACTCTTTCGCCCTTGCGTACCGACAAACGGTTTATGAGATCCTGTTTAGCACATTCAAAATCATAGACCTTAAAGTTCTGCCTGTCGGCCCTTGATGAAAACCCTTTAAAGGTAACGCCTTGTGCGTCATTTGAATTATTTGTGTCATCTCCGTATGCCATTAATGCAATCTCCTAAATTCCACGTCAACTTTGCTGTAATCAACAGCATAGTAGCCTGTATCAGTAATTTCACTGGCCCAAGGCACCTCCTGCGCCATCACACCTTGATATGTGCCATCACTGTGTTTGTATTTAAACTGATAGATGTTGATTCCCTGAGGTGAAACTCCAATTTTTTCAATGTTTTCTTTGAGTCTTTGATCACTGAAAAACTTTTTAAGTCCTTGTCCAATTGCGGCAAATCCGCCACTCAAACCACCTGTTTTGAATTTGCTGGCCAAACTGCCAATATGATCTTTGATAGATGTGGCACCCTGCATGAGTCTGCCTTTGGCTGTACCTCTCAAACTTGGTGGAATGTTGTTGGCAGACCCTCTGCTGAAAAATTTGCCAGCGTTGGTCATTAGGTATTTTGAACCTGCGTTGAAAATTGCTTCTTTGCTCAAACTGGTCAAGTGTCCACCTGTGACTTTGCTGATCATTATGCCGCTTATTTGATCTTTGGACATGTTTGGAATTGATGTTACCACATTGTATATTTCATTGTACTGTCCAGCAAATTGTCCTGCTATTTCTTTGACTCTGCCCACGTCTAAGTTTTTTGCAAATGTGTCAAGTTTGAAACCTCCACCGTTTTTCAGTGTGTTGATCAGATCCTTGCTGATGGCACTGGTATCAAGTTTGATCAAGTCACCGTCTTTGATTCCATCTATGGCCTTGTTGATGCCAGGAAATGCGTCTTTCATGTCATTCAACGTCCGTGTCATTTTGCTCTGTATCACTTTGCTGTTGGCTTGTACATATTGTTCAGGCGTCTGTCCTGTTCTATAGACCTCTCTGGCATCATACACGCCAGCATCTTGTAAAGTTTTGATATCAGATTTGTTTAATTTTAATTTTTTCTTGACTTTGACATTGGTCTTGGCAAACGAAGCAAATTTTCCTATAGACACAGGAACGTTTTTCAGACTGGCTGGTTTGCTTTGATTCATTGTGTACCTTTCAAGATCAGTAAAATATTGCAGTTCTCTCACGTGGGCATTTTTGCTTTCTCTGTTTTTCTGTGCCATGTACTCCACCGTGCCAGGAGTTTGACTCAAACGTTTCCATTCAACAGGATCCTCAAACTGTGTCACGGTTTCAACCACGCCAGATGGTGCTCTGGTGAATGGTTCATGTGTTACCATGTTGCTGATTGTGGTTTTGGTTTTTCTTGTGTTGGCTTCTAATATTTCTCCAGGACCCACTGTGATGTTCACATCGTTCTGTGATTCATCTGTGATTATGCCAATCTGTTCTGGCGTCAACCAACTGGGTCCCCAGGTGGGTTGAGGTATTGTGGAATTCAAGTGTACCTGTGTGCCGGCAAGATGAATCTGCCCCTTGGCTCCCCATAATTGTGTGCCCTCTGTGTATGACGATATTCCGTCGCGAGCATTGAATCTGATACTGCCTTCTGTGGTGTTACTGAATATACCCTGTTTGCCTATGCTCATCACATAGCCTTCTGCGTTGTTGACCACACTGCCTTCTGCTGTGAACTTGATGTCATTTTTGGCATGGAAATTTATGTCAGCACCTGAGTGTAGATCAAAGTTTCCGTCACCTCTCAAATTAAATCCGTCTTGTGCGTAAATGTAAATTTTTCCTTCTGGACTCATTTCCAGGTAACTTTTTCCTGATCCATTAGCAATGTAAACTATACCCTCTGTGTCGTGCATTAACAACTGGTGTCCTGATGCTGTGCGTAATCTTGTCAGTTGGTTCTCACCCTGCTCGTCTCCGTCATCCATCACAAAGGTATGACCTGGACCTCTGGCTACGTAGTCTTCTTTTTTATCGTCTTTGGGTCCTACCAACTGTTTGGTACTGGATAGGTCTTTTGGACCAGGTGTGCTCATTCCAAATACTTGGCTAGGAGATTCTCTACGTGCCGAACTGGTTGTGGTTCCTCGCACATCGTCGCCGATCAAACCTTGCGTGGACAAAATGTCTGCCAACGGGTGTATGGGTTTGTTGAATGAGTCATAATCGCCCAATGGCGATGCTTCTGGCGTGGCTCTGTTGAGTTCGCCTGATGGCACATTGAGAGTGCCGTATGTTTTTTGTTTGTCCACAGAAGAACTATACTTGCCAGCAGGTCCTCCAGAACTTTTGTCCCAGGTTTTTTCACTGGCCGCAATGCCTGGAATCATGTGATTGGTAACAGGTTCCTGTACACATCCAATCCAAAAGCCTTGATCAATTTTTCCTTCAGCGAATATCACCAATACTCGTGTGCCTATGTCAGGTGGCACTGCCCAAAAGCCATAACTGTGCTGACTACCTGTGTATTTGGTAGAACCTGGTTGATTAAAGTTCGCATCTTTGGCTCCATAAAAAGGAGAAAGGTATTCACAAGTGATCAAATTTGACGCTGTTGGATCTGTGGTCTTTGACAAAGCAGGAATGTTCACTTGAAGTCTACCCATTCTTAATGGATCTGTGTTGTTTTTTACCACACCAATATATGGACCTGGGTTTTCCGCCGCCCACGAAGTGTCTGTGTGTGGTGCTTTGGGTGTTGATGCGTGTCCTCGGAAATAATCTTTGCTACTCATTAAAATGATCCTTCTGTGTCAGTGAGATTCACTGCTCTTCTACCTCTTGAAGCAGTTTCATACACATTTGGTTTTCCAGGAGTGGTTTTGTTTATGCTGTCTTTTCTGGCTCTTGCGGCTTTTTCGTACACAGCACTAGTTACCACCCCTTTTGATGTGTTGATCTTTTTGTTGGTTGTTGGAGTCACTGATCTGTCTTGATTGTTAAATCTAACCATTTCTAATTCTTGTCTAAATTGACCATCTGCTATGGTGTGCCTGACCAGAAACACTTTATACATTCCTGAAAACACAGCACGTTGAGATTGGCTTATATCATATATGCCACGTTTGTCATCCACATCATCTGGTACTATAAAATTCAAATTGACAATAGGTTCGGCCACCTCAGAATTAAAGCATTTCAACTTAGGATTCCAAACACTTGTTGTCTGCTCACCAGTAAAGTATCCTTTGTTGCCATCTGTGGAAATGCCTGGTGATCGTAAACGTGGTGCTGGTGGCACAAATTGACTTTGTCCTAACCAAGCAGGATCTCCTATTATTTCCATTTTCACAACCACCATATCTGCTGTGGGATTTGTGACATAATCAAAAAACTGATCAAGACCACTTGAACTTTTACCTGTGCTTCCTGCATTTGATGATTTTGCTTGTCCAGTTTCAGTTTTGAGATTCAAATAATCAAAAGGGCCGGGTGCTGAAACAGACGCTGGTCTGTTATCTCCGTTGTTTTGCCCTTGGCCAACCTTGCCTGAACGACCGTCTGTGGCTTCTAGATCTTTCAATCGTGATTGATAGTATGCCACTTTGTAATTGATATCTAGATTTAAAATATCAATGTTTTCACCTGTGAAAATATAGTTGTACTCTTTTGCCACGTAAGATTTGTAATTTTGTCCATTGTGTAATCCTGCTGTGACCAAGTTCATGGCACTGATAAAATACGGTTCAACCACGATGTTGACCTTTTTCTTGTTTGTCTGTCTAATGTTATCAAATTGTTTTGTGGGCACAATGCTTGATCTTATTTTGAAATACTGGAAGAAAGATTCACCGCCACCTGCCTGTACTGCTTGTGACCACTCGTCAAAACCCTTGATGCCATATTCAGGATGGGATTTCATCAACTCTTCCAAAGTTTTCAACACACTTTGTCCAGGTGTAATCACAATTCTTTCATTGGAAAATCTACGATTATCTGCCACTGCAACATTTTTAAGCATACCAGCCTGTCTCAACTGGCCTCGATCTAATTTGGCTGAGGGATTCAATCTCTCATCTATAGTGATTTGATATTCGTCTGCAAATTGATTGTATTCACTTGCCTGTTCCTGTAAGTTTTGCTCATTCAATACGTCTTGTAATTGGCTGACACAATCTGCCAAAGTGTCCTTGTCTGTGGTCAATGTACCACTGGTTCGAGGATACATATAAAGATTTGAAAAACCAAATTCGTTGTAGGGAATTGCTTGTATGGTGTACTCCGCGCCGCCGTTGTTGACATCTATGTCCATTGTGACCAGTTTGACTGGAATCACTCGTTTGGTTGTGGCCTGATCAACTGCCACTGCACGACCATTCTCGTCAAATCCTTTGAATTCTATTGTCAACATATAAGCCGCATCCAAATGATCTAAAAATCCGTTGTTGGCCGCGGCCGCTTTGATTTTTTCCAACAGTGTCAAACCGTAAGGCTCAACCATCACAATATTGATTTTTGTAGCACTGGTCAGACGTCTTTTTTGATTGTATCCTGGCACAGACACAATCTCCACATTTCTGAAATATATGTCGTTGTTTTTTTGAAACTCTGTTTGAGCATTATACAAGTTGTTTCTCAAATTAGTGTTGTCTTCTAAAATTCGCTTGTCAATTCCAGTTCTGCCACTTTGGCCAGGAGGACCTTGCCTGTAATTTTTAGTGGCATCTATGCCTGAACTCTGAGCAATGACGTCGTGTGGTTTGCCATTGAAAAATGTTTTGGGACTCTGTAACTCCTCTTCGCTCAATGCTGACAGTGTGAACAGTGTGTTATAAGTGGCAAATTTGTGTAGCACATTTGGTTCTGGTTGTGTAAATTGGTTTATGCTGGCTTTTCTGTTGTACTGGGCCTGCCCGTACACACTGCTTGTTTTTCCGCCAGTCGCTTTATTGAATAATGCGCTTTTGGCATCTGCATACACGCGACTTGCTTCTTGAGAGATCGTACGTTTAGTATCTGCGATAAGGTCGTCTTTGAACTTTTTAAATATATTTTTGAAATCAGGCACACTACACTCCTACGTCTTTGAGCACATTGTCCTTTTTAGGCAATTTGATTGTGACTCCAGGTTTGAAATCGTATATGGGATCTTCTATTTCGTTAGGATTTCTTTGAGCGAACACCCACCACAATCTCGGAGTGCCATAAAGGTCATAGGCCAATAAGTCTGGTCTGTAAGCATAAGTTCTCTCTATGGTATAATCTTGATCATCACCTTCTGCCGTAATAGTTCTAGGATTCAAGATGTCCAGCGAATCGTTGATTTGTTCTGTTTCAAAGTAAGGTGATGTCTGTGAATATTTGGCCATTAAATAAATCCTATCTCGTTACGTCCTTTACCGTTAAGTTCACCTCTCACAAATTTACTCATTGAGAATTTTTTGACACTATCTCTAGAGTAGATTGGAGTGATCAACACCGATATCAATGACAGTGTGGGTGCCCAGGTTTGAGCATTACTGCTTTCCAAATCAAAATCAGTGAATGTCTGTCTGTAAACTTCAGACTGTTTTGTTGAAATGTAGTCAATACCCGATCTCAATTCCACGTTGAATGTGTTTATGACAACAGGCACTTTATTGAACATATGATCACCGTATCCTGAAAGATGCATGATCGGTGGAGGAGAACCTTTCAATCCACCTAATCCTTGATCACTACCAAAAAACATTTTAGTTGCTGTTCTTAAAAAATTGATTGTGGCCACCCAGTGTTTGGCGTCTTCTGAATTTTGCACAGGAAATTCTCCCACAATGTTCATTTGGTCCACTTGTGAATTGTTATAGGCCTGCGCAGGATAGTTGCTGTGTTGCAGATCCATTGCATTGTAATTTGCTGAATGCTGTATTACCATTGATGGTGTCAACGGCCAAAACACGCCACGGCTTTCCCTCAAAGGTGCCAATAATGGATTGTTGTCAAAAAAGAAAGACAGCAATGGTGACCCTTGTGGCACCTGTAATCTCACGCGCCAGTCTTTTTTACCTGCTCTGCCACTCCACTTGGCTCTGGCCATCGTAAGACGTGAATCGCCTACTATGCCCGCTCCTACTAGACGTCGAAGTGTGTTGCTTATGGCTCCGCCCGCAACGTTTTTAACAATACGGCCTGCTTCTCCAATAGCACCTCCCAATAAGTTTTTTAGTGGCATTTTCTGGTTGTGTTTCCTTTAAAAATTTCGTATACTTTAACTATATTTATAGGCATAATTTTAGGCGCACTTAATTACTCATACGGCACGATTCAACAGACCTGTTTGTGGTCACTTTAACTACATAGAAGGATAATTATGAAACGAGTGAAGTACCTAAACAACCGAGATCTTTTGGCTCAGATACACGCCAGCAAAAACACTTACTGTTCATACGTTGCTCCAGAAGACGCAAGTTATGATCTCATAGTGCCCAATCTCAAAAAAATCAATGCGCCTGCCATATCCAAAGCCAGAAAAGCCAGAGCCAAAAGAATGACACAGGAGGCCTGGGAAGCGGCCAAAGACGCAGGACAGAAAAAAATAAGATTGGCAGACTTCACAGTGTCGCCAAGAAAAATTGAAAAGACTGATTTGGTATTTAGAGTGATGACATACGATCACATTCCACTTGATGACGAACGAAAGAAAAATCCAAAACAAACATCTGATCATCACAGCAAAGTGAACTTTCCACCTTTCCAACACTACAGGATAGACGACAAAGGCAAACTAAAGTGTGTGGGCAAAAGCCACTGGCAGGGAGGAATGGTCAACGGTGCATTCAGTGTGGACCACGGCAAGATAACCAACAGCCTGGCCCTGATGTTTATGAAACTGTGTGAACGTTACGGCACCAGAGCCAACTGGCGAGGTTACACATACAATGACGAGATGCAGTCACAGGCATTGATGCAACTGTCACAGATTGGATTGCAGTTCGATGAATCAAAATCAGAGAATCCTTTTGCATACTACACTGCGGCGATCACAAATTCATTCACGAGGATACTGAACATAGAAAAGAAAAATCAAGCAATCAGGGATGACTTGTTGGAAATGCACAATATGAATCCATCGTTTACAAGACAAAACGAGAACGAAAGAAACACACCGTCTTTCAAAAAACGTATGCAGAATGTTCACGGTGAGGTAAAAACTGTGAACAAGACCGGTATTGCCAAACTGAACAGACAGTTGAGAAAGAAAGGCGAAATCACACAAGACGATTTTGAAGACGTGGGATACAAAAAAATAGAATTAAAACCTGGACGTAAACCTCCAGTGATACAAAAAAAATGGTAAAATATGTTTTTTAAAAAAGTCGCTTGTTTCACAGACATACACTTTGGATTGAAAGGTAACAGTCGTGTACACAACGATGACTGTGAAGCGTTTGTGTATTGGTTCATCGAACAGGCCAAGCAACATGGTTGTGAAACTGCAATTTTCCTAGGTGACTGGCATCACCACAGATCAGCAACCAATGTGTCCACTATGAATTACACAGTGTCAAACATGGAAAGACTAGGTAAAGCATTTGAACAAGTGTATGTTATAATGGGCAATCACGATCTGTATTACAGAGACAAACGAGAAATCAACTCTATGGAATACATTAGAAACATTCCCAACATCAACATTGTTAACGACTGGATAGTCAAAGATGACGTTGCAATTATTCCATGGGTGGTGGGCGACGAATGGAAAATTATACAAAAAATGAAACAAAAATATGTGTTTGGACACTTTGAACTGCCGTATTTTAAAATGAACGCAATGGTAGAAATGCCA